GTTGAGGTAGAGGGACAGGTGATCCCCCTTGTCCAGGAATCATCGGCATCTGTTGTTGCATCATGGCTTGTTGTTGAGCTATCATGATTTGTTGCATATACTCATTGACCTTTTGTTGTTGTCTCAAAGGTATCTGCCGCTCAATCAACATTCTTATCTCAGGAGATGCAAGCTGGACTCTATCGGGATTATTCAAGAAATCCGTGATCATCATGATTACACCATCATGATCTTCACCCTGTTTAGGCATCAACTTCTCTCCAGTCAACAACTTGTTCAAGATGTCTTCAGGTGTGAATATCTGCTGACTAGGAGGCATCGTTAAGATGCGATGAAGGCGAGGTACATCGAATACGCTAAGAACATGTCTAAACCACTCGATAGCACCTTGAGGAGTCATACCCCCGAGTTGCATTAAGTAGTTGATTACATTTGGATTCATCACGGTCTGAGCCAAGAACGTGGTCGTGTTCCGCTCAACCTCCCTATCTGTGGATAGGGAGTTACCCGTAAATACCATGTCCATCTTGCCCGTAAGATCGTCTTTAGATACGATATAATCAGGGTCACCAAAGTCACCTGTTATACGAACAATACGACTACCTAGATACTCTTTATATAAAGCAAGGATTTGTTGTAGAAGTCTCTTCCAACCCTCTTGGATACGTCTGATCAAGATATCAAATCCCGTCGCTTGTTGGGTGTTCAAGGCTTGTACACCCGTAGCGGTACGGGCAGCACCTTGGCTCTCCCCAACCCTACCAATCGTGATATCAGATACCTTAGTACGTCTTTCTAACAACATATAGAGTTGAGATTCTTCTTGGAATCCCCAAGCATGGAAGGATGAAGGTTGGTGCATCTTGATCTGGTTAACATCATTAACCGGGATCATGACACCAGGTTCAAGGGGGGTTCTGTCAGGTCTCAATCCGGCCGATGGGTTGTAGTATCCCCACGGGGTGTTGTTGATTGTACCTGCATCCACACGTTGGTTGTGGATGACATTGATTTCTTCCTGCAATCCCTCAATCATCTGAGGGATACCCTGACTCCAAACAGTGTTGGAAATAGGGTTCATGTAGAACAAAACAAAAGGCTTCATCCCGTGCTTGAAGACTTCTTCAAGTCTAACCACTCGAAGAAGAATCTCAGGATTCTCGGCAGGAACGGTGATGATAACTTCTTCTTCTACACCATCGTCATCAATATCATACCGACGATATGATTCTAGGATTTCGATTGTTTCGGGTCCAGCTTCTCGGTTTGTTTCTGAAGCTCCCGTGATTTCTTCTCTAGCCTCTTTAACACCAGATGTTTGATCATCGGGATTAGCAGTTTCACCGCTAAGGTTCTCCAACTTAGCCAACTCATCATCGGTATAATGAAAAACCCCCTTTCGCTTGTTTGACTCGATTTGATTCAAAGTCAACCAATAACGATGTGTGATTCTTGAAGCTGCTTGAAGGTCATACGGTGTATCAGAAGGGAAGGTTACGTCTTCAGGGTTTACGATGGTTACTAAAGGGGCTTGACGAGTTATTTCCTCTCGCTCAGTGTAGACAACAAACTCTTTTTCGTTTGCCTCTACATCCAACTTCACCTTCCGACCCTTCATGATCACTTCATATTCTTCATCCGTGATCTTCTCAATGGCATCGGCATACGCCTTCTCTCCTTCTAAGACTCTTTGAATAGCTGTCAAAGGATCAACAGAAGGTTCAAACACATGCTTATCACGTATTGAACGAGTGGCGATATCCCAGGTTACTTTAACAATCTGAATACCATTAATCAAAGTCCCAAGTAAGACTCGATCCATTACAGGAAATAGATCACATTCTTCCCTTGCTACGTAATCCAAGAACACCTCAGTCTTTCGAGTCTTCTCTTCATCTGAAGGTTCTTGTGGACGGAGTGCGACAACTGGATCAGGCTTCCATAGAGAAGCCATCAGTTTTGGATGGATAGCCTCAATGTTGGTCGCTGTGACAGGTACGAAGAGGTTTGAAGCTCCCTTCCATGGAAGGTTCTTCGCCCTTGGTCGTCCTTGATATGCGTCAAGCCAGCGGGGTAGATCACGCAACCACTGGTCTCGATCTGTGTTATCATCTCGCCAGTCATCGGTGATCATCGAGCCGATCTCTAGACGCTCTTCGGCATCTTTGATCTCTATGTGCTTGGCCATTAGTTATACGTAGGGGTTGTAGTAGTTCCCCATGCCACCTGGCAATCTACGACGAGCTTGGGGACCAAGATTTCCTAAGATAGCTCTAAGTGCCGCCATCGACAAGAATGGGGCTATTTGAGGATTGATCATCATTGGCATTGCGTAGGGGTTGATGTCCTCTTGTTGCTCTCCAAATGCAGCAGGGAGAACGGTGACATCCCCACTTCCACCCGATACGCCTGTGGGGGCTGTAGGGGCTGGATTAGGGATAGGAGGTGCTCCGGTTGGGAAACCCGAAGGAAGACCCTCCATCTTGACTTCCTTAATTGGTAGACCATTCCCTGGCCCTCTTGGATTTGAAGGGGCTGACGGTTGTGGGCGGGGTTGTGGTCGAGATTGCGGGCGTTGTGGGACAGGTTGTCTAAATTGTGGACCAGGACTGAAACGTCTAAGAGTCGGCATCTTCTTCCTTCTTGTGGTGGAATAACCTCAAAGTCTTACTTTGTGGTTCCTCTCCACTCCATGAATAGTTTTGAACTGCGATGTATCGAATAGCATCAAAAAGAGGGTCGAAGATACCATCCTTCTTTGGGATGTCTTCCTTCTTCGGATGATAACGATACTCACCCATGAATCCTTCAATGATAGTATGACATGAAGGATCAACTACAAGATTGGGCTTTCCATTGCTTTGCATCCGTATTAAGTTACGGATTACAGTTAATCCTGTTTCAACATGATGGTTTCTATATGTAGCATTTAAACCATATGATTGAAGAATCTCAAGGTTTGTCTTTGAAGCATGGGGAGCATGTTGCATCCCATCATGTCCACAAAAATATAAGAACTGTCCTCCGGGAAACCAAATGTTATTTCGTTTGACAATCCCTTCGGCAAGCTTGTGGGTGTCGAGTTGCTTGGGTGCCCATTCTCGGATAACTTGACATACTCGTTCTTTGGTCGGATGAGCCCAAACAACTCCTGGGGTTTGGTAGCCAAAGTCAATTCCTACCCATACAGGGAGGCGCTTATAGAAGAGACCGGGTTTAATATGGGTTTCTAAATCGAAACCAGCAAAGATGGGAACCCCCTCTTCTAGTCCACCCCATTCCCCATTGACGTACCGACGTACCCAATCAAGAGGGTATCGTCGCATTAACTCTTTGATATAATCAGGAGGAAGGTTTACTTGGTTCTCTGCCGTGTTTGTACGGAAGAGAAGATATGAGTCCTTTAAGTCTTTTCGTACTTCACGGACCCACCAACGGTAAATCCAATGCGTTAAGCCAGTTGGGTTTGAAACAACAAAGAGAATCAAAGGATATCCCATCTGTCGTCTACGCCCCATGAGCATCTGGACAGAGTTGATATCTACTTCAGACCCTTCGTCTATTCCAACGGCAGCAACGTTTAAAGATTTGTACTTTCTCTCAGCATCTTCCAGAGGACGGAACATGATAAGAGAACCATTTGAGAATTCGTATTCGTTGTCAGATTTATGTTCATTCCCGATTGGAGGCACGCTTGATCTTAGTTCGGGTGGGTACAACCCCCGTAGTTTCTCTTCTATGTCATTGATAAGCTCATAGAAGGTAGTACGGGTGGAGTCTCTTAGATCGGTAGCGTGCTGTCGTCCAATCAGAATACGGATGCCAGGATAACTCAGAGCTAATCCAATAGCCCCTCTACACAAGGCCCAAGTCTTTCCAGACCCAAAGGCCCCAATATATGCAATGGACCTATACTCGTTTGGTTTAGTTTCACTCAGAGCTTTGAGGAACTTTTCCTGGGTCGGCAGGAGCTTCCAAAGCGTGTTCAGGTCCAGTTTCATCTCCGGCTTCCAGTTGCTTAGGTTTTATTACGTCTGCTTCAATAACTTCTGGTTTGATCAAAGTATCCCTTAGATCAAAGGCAATATTGATAGACTTCTTGCCCTCAGAATACTCAGGGAAGTTTTTATTGAAGTATTTGAACTTCCAGGCGGGGTTAGGTTCCCATGTATTAAGAACCCGTTCCATGAATTGAGAGTGGATTTCATCTTTAATGATTTGGTCCACTTCTTTAAGGGCAGAATCAAATTCAGGTATGGTGTCTTTCCATTGAAGAGCGGTGGAGTATTGGACGTATGTCTTTCGACATGCTCTTGTAAGAGAACCACCGGTTTCGTAATAGGCTTCGATGAATTGCTCACCGACTTCAGGTGACCACACCACCTTACCCTTACGAAGGGACTTGAATCCAGGGGGCAAACTGAGTTGAGGTTTACGGGTCTTTGGACGGCCCGCCTTACCCCACGGTTTCAGTATGCCGATCTTCTTAGGTGTAGACGATCCAGTCTCCGGGTCTCCATCCAGTTGTGTCTGTTGGGTAGGTTGGCCAATAGGGGAAGGTAAAACCACCTCGCCCACATGTTGGGCATCTGCCGCACGACGGGCAAACACTACCTTGCCACGTTTGATATTCGTTGGTGGAGGTGGAGTTGGATTTTCCCACTCCGGTTGTGTCTTTTCCATCTGTAGTCTTCTCGTTATCCATAATCTTCTCTTGTTGTGAATTGGTACTATCAAGGGGATTCGAACCCCTGTCTGCCAGGTTGAAAGCCTGGAATCCTAGGCCGCTAGACGATGATAGCATTGTTGAAATGGAAGCCCTACCAGGAATCGCACCTGGATTGTCTGGTTCAGAGCCAGATATCTTGCTGTTAAATGACAGGGCTTTTCAATTAGTCGTCAGTCTTCGTGCAACTCTTGGAAACCTCATCCTTCGAAGCAGTCTCTAAACAAGTCTCCGAAGACGGGCTCCCCGTGCATCCGTATAGAATTGCCGAGGCTAATAGTAACATAACAAGCTTCTTCATTGGAAGCCTCCTTTTTAAATGGCACCCCCAGGAGGAATCGAACCTCCGACTATTGGTTCAAAGCCAATGGTCTTACCACTAAACGATAGGGGAGTTTGAATGGAACCACCAACGGGAATTGCACCCGTGTTTCCACCTTGAGAGGGTGGGAGCCTTCTATTAGCTGATGATGGCGTTAACCAACCAGAATGAATGCTTCAGCCGTGTTAGGGGTGAGAACAGCTTTGAGTGTGCCACTCTTTACCCTTACTGGAACTCTCAACTCATCAGCCGCGCTTGCAACGGCCCCAAGCATGGCGATCTTGTCAGTTGCAGCAGTTGTACTGTTATATAGGGTGAGGGTAGCTGCTGCTGCACCTGCCTTCAACCGCGCCTTCACAACATATACATTTGTATATGTCTGAGTGGCTGTCGTCGCAATTCGGTTTGATTTATAGAACATGTTTTCCTTCTTCTATGGAGCGGGTTCCGATTTATAATCTGCAATAATTCCAGGGAGCGCGGCCAATAATGTCGCTTCAACACCTTGTTCGCTGGTCCAAAATCCAATATGAGTCGCTCCTGCTTGAATAGCGTCGATACCTAATTGTAAGACGGCAGCAGGAGGGGGTTGACCTTGGTTGGGGGAGTTAACATCGGGCTCAATCTTGATGATATTCAAAATTGGCCTACCCCCTGCTACACCAACTGTGCTTTCTACCCTCGAAATGGATTGGGCATAGTCGTCATATTTATAGTTAACTAAACCAATAATATCACATGATGGAAGATAATCTACAGCCTGTTGTCCAGCCGGTCCTTGGTTGATCCAAGGATCACCAAACGCAATAAGGGTTGGAATCCCCGGTAGCTTGGTGTGACAATCAGCATGATCTGCTGCAACCTTCGATGCGGCGGGTCGAGCACCACCCGTGACATCTGGTTCGTCCGCAAGGTAGATGGCAGCAATGGCGTTTATTCGGGACGGAACGGAGTTGATAGCCGAAACAATT